GTAGGGTATCCGAGATGATCTTTGTATACTTCATATACAACACCCTCGTCTACTTTTAATTGTTCAAATACCGCCTCGCGGTCTAATTTTGTATCTTTAAAAAACATTATGTCACCATTTCAAATTCTGCGGATTTATTTAAAAAACTAATTGCCCATTTCTCATCAGAGTCAATAAAGCAATAATGTACTGTACCTTTAGATGGTCCGTCTACTACTTCCCAAATCCAACATACGAAACCGTCTTTAATTTTCTTATCGGAATCTGCAATTTTGGCAAAGAACGTTTTCATACGGTGTTGAGCATTCCAAAAACGACCAAATTTAATTTCTTCAGTATTCCAAACATCTTTATACTGTCTCTGAGCGTCTTTATAGTCTTTTGCTAATACATGTTTCTTTTCTGCTTTTTTACCAAAAGGTACCATTCCCATTCCGAGAACCTTTACCTTTCCGTCATAAACAGGCTGTCCTGCGATACCATAGTTCTTTGCACTACGTCCTTTCCACATAGGTGTCATTGTAACACCAGGTCTCAACTTGGCAATTGAAACTTTACCTTCGTTGAGTGGGTCGGCAAATTGATTAAATGTTTTCATTGCTTTTTCCTTTTAATTAACCTGCGGTTGATCCCATTGCTTGTTTAGCCGCAGCGCGTTCTTTATCACGCTCTTGTTTACGTTTCTCACGCTCCTTTTCGACTTCGTCTTGAGTCTTCTGTCTTTCGACTTCAGCAGCATGTTTTAATTTAATTCTTTCTTTATCTTTATCTTGACGATCTTTCATAGTATCAAGTTCGCCTGCCTGTCTTGCTTTAAGATTAGCCTGAGCAACAGCATCTTCCATTTTAACCGTACCCATAATATCTCGAATACGTTTCTTATGTTTCTTTTGATTCTTTTTAGAAACACCAGGTTCGCCATCAGGTCCAATTCCTAAACCGGCAATGTTACCACCACCGACTGCATTGGCAGGTTCTTCGTCAATCTCGCGTTTTGCTGCTTCAGCAATTAACGTTTCGTTTTCAGATAAAAACCTTTCTAATGCAACTCCTAAATCTTCTTCAACAGATTCCTCTGTTAAATAGTTAGTAGCTTCGATTCTTTGCTGTTCGCGTATCAACCATAAGGCTGATGCATACGATGCAAGTTTAGTTTGCCCACCAGGAAGTTTACCTAATAGTTTCTTCAGATTCAATATCATTTGGTCAAAAATACCAAACGCAGATTTCTGACTATTCTTTACGAAGTCTTTACGTTTGATTAGGATATTACCCTTCTCATCAATAATTCCTTCCTTATATGCTTCCCACTTCGTAAAGGGCGATACTAGCCGCTTTATGAAATTGAAAACTAGAAATAGATCTACTACCATTTAAATTTCCCTAAGCCTTGTTTCGATAAACAGATCACCATTAATGGAGTCTGCGTTTACCATCATATCATCGTATACCAATAGTTCTGGCATATAGTTCAAATACATTACGAATGGTTTTAAATATCCGTGATACTCATGCAGTCGCATGAATAACATATTTGTTGCATGTGGACCAAACACATTGAATATAACAATGAGATGGTTTAGAATTAACCTTTCCTTCAGATCTTCATCTTGTCTATATCGACTAAAGAGTTTACGGAGATATTGAAATCTCTTAATATCCTCTTCGAACTCTGACATCTCAGTACACTGAGGGTTGTCATAGTGTTTCATCGCGTATAGCAGAAAGGTTGATTCAGTCAAATTCATAACAATAAAGGCAATCTTTTTAGATTAAGCGTCAGCTACAATCGCATCTTCATCCGCTGTATCACCAGTAATACCAAGGTCACCAGCAGCAACTGCTGTAACTTTCATTGGTACTAAACACTCAGCGTGGTGTCTTCCACCTGCTGTATGATATAACCACCAACCTGGACCGGTAATTCCTTTTGCTCTGTTAGATGCAACACCTGCTTCTGTTAAGTCAACAAAGACTGCGTTGTCTTCGTCGTTAGACTTATTAGTATTTGCAGCGGCAGTTTCGAGCCACTTAGGTACGTCAGCTGCGACGTCTGTTTTTCCCCATAGTGCCATTGTTATTCTCCTAATTTTATTTTTATTATTTTAAAACTTTGTAAAGTTCATTAACTAAATCGGCTTTCTTTTTTCGTTTATCTAACTCAACACCTGCTTTACGACCAGCTTCTTCAAGTCCAGCTTTTGTTAGTTTACCTAACTCAGCTTTAGTTACTTTTTTAGTAACCTTTGGACCTTCAGCAGTAGCAGCCTTTTTCGGCTCCTTAACTGGATCTACTTTAGCAGGAGCTGGGATATCTTTATCCGAAAATAAGCCTTTAATCCATTCAATCAAAAACATAATTTACTCCTATAATATAATGATTTAACTACCGCAATTGCTAGCAGCCAAATCCTTTTTCTTTGAAGGCTTGATAGAGTCCTGAGCTTCAGTACCCTCAGCCTTTTCGTTGTCTCCCTTCCAGTTTGCATCAACGTAATCAAAGAATTTCTTCTTCTCTGCGTCGTCTTTTAGCTCTGCTGGTGATTCGACTCCAAACTTTTTAAGCGCCTTTTGAAAGAATTCTTGATATGCGTTTTCTTCTTCAACGGTTCTTTCACTAACCACTTCTTTTTTCTCTTGAAGAGCAGCTGACATATAACCGTCAATCTTACTCTCGATAATTTCTTTCCAATTATTTTCTTCGGCAATTGTTTTAGCGCCTTGTGGGAAAAGCTTTTTAGCTCCACCTGAACCATTATGAATGGTATATACAGCAACCGCCAACTCTTTCATTTGGTCAGAAGATCCATTCCATACAGCTTTATCTCTACTACCTTTCTCTGCTGTTTCTCCAACTTGAATTGAATAATGAACTACTTGACACAATTGAGCCAATAGGAATAATTCTTTTGGATTTTTTGGAACGCCTCTAAGGCCATTAATTTTAAATTTAGAATTCAGCTTTAGTACTGTTTTTAAATCAAACATGAAATACATATTGCTGTCGATATTACTTCCACCAATATTTTGCATGCTGAGATGACAAATGCCACCTTTTGGATCTACAAGATAACCATCGCTTTCGGAATCGTCCATATCCCTGTCGTCAAGGTTAAATGAAAAACCATCAGTACTTAGTACTTTCTTACCAGCCCAACTCGGCCAACCTGTTTTACCTACAAAAGAGGTTTTAGATCCGTCACCACTATCAAGTGGTCCTTTAACGGATTTTCCGTCGTAAATTCCTACTGCCATTGTTATCTCCTTAAATTTTTAATGATAGAATTTATATGTTCTATGTTTATTTATAACAGTTTCGTTATCCGAATCTGTAAATTATCAATACCTTTAATCAAACGATGGTATTCACCTTCTTTGATCTTAAATTTTATTCCTGGTTGTAATAACAATGGTAAACAATTTTCTGGTTGAAATTGCCAACCATTTCCTGATATTACTTCAACTAAACGGTCTTCTTTATCTCTGTGCCAAACAAACTCCGACTGATCTTCATTAATATCAAATGTACGAATATCATCAAGATCGGTATATGGTTTACCAGAAATAACTACCACCTCCCTTGAGGCCAAGACCTTTTGCATATTTAGGTAATCTACAGGCCCAGTATCCTGCAGACATTTTATCTGTTTTAGTATCGCAATTGTGTCGACTTGCGAAATTCTTAGCGGCTTCTCTGTCATTAATCTTAGCTGTAAGGCCGCCTTTCTCATCACCGAACTCAATCTTTTTGATATTACCTGTGTCAGGGTTTCTAACATAGACAACATACTTCTTATCTCCACTTGAACGTTTAGGTGAATTCAATTCTGGTTCTTCTTCTAATTCAATCATAGGACTTTCTAAAGGAACAGTAACTCCTTCATATAATCCAAAACCTTCATGTTTCCACTCTGTAAATTTTTTCATTAGTGATCCGATTTGTCGTTTCTATCTGTTTTGTTTGATAATATAAATCGTCTGTTAGGATTCACCGCAATTTTAAACTTAGTCATTAACTTTCTATTCACTAACATTTCTGATGCAGTATCTTTTAATGACAACGCGATTTCAGCAATATGTTTCTTGTTATTGAAAAAGATCTCATGTTCAATTACAGGTCTTGTATCAAATGGTTTCTGTCCACGAGTTGGTTTTGAGACATATAATACTTCACTCTC